ATGACTCATGCGATGGAGCTGTGTGTCCATCATGCCCAGCATGTGCTGAATCGCTCAGTAGAGCAGCTCGCCGAACTGATGGGAGAGGCCAGCCACAACACCTTGTACAAGTGGTTGGCGACCGGACGCATGCCTGCAGTTCAGATTCGTGCGTTTGAGCATGCATGTGGAATCAACTACGTAACGCGTTATTTGGCCCACAGTGACGAACACCTGCTGGTGAGAATGCCACTGGGGCGAAAGCCGGAGCACCGTGAACTCAATGAGCTGAACGTCGCTGCGAATACAGCCATCAATGAGCTGTTTAAGTTCTATGAAGGCGAGGTGGAAGCTGGACAGACCATTTCAGCCCTGACGGCTTTGATTGAAGACCTCGCACATCAGCGCGGTAACGTTGAAAAATTCCGTCAGCCGGAGCTTCTGGGAGGTGATGCATGAAGATGTACTTCACCCTCAGAGGGCTTGCTGTAGCCAAGCTGCCTGGCTTGCCAACAACAGTTCAGGGCTTGAGCAAGTTGGCCAAGCGTGAGAACTGGGAAGCTCAACAGCGGATGGGGCAGGGCGGCGGCTATGAATACCACATCAGCAACCTGCCCTATGAAGCGCGCAAGGCGTTAGAGGCTCAGATTGCAGGCGAGATGTTAACGCGTATCTGCGAGTCGCCACGCCAGCTGGCACCTGTGACCGCAACGCTATCGAACGTACCGATGACGCACCGCCAGCGTGCTGCTGCTGATGCCCGCGCCACCATCATCAACGCCATCAATGAGATGTGCAGCCAAGGTGTTACCCAAACGGCCGCGCTCACGACTCTTTTGACACAGGCCGAAACCGGCCAGCTGCAGGCGTTGAACCCAGTGCTGGACAAAGCCCTGCAGATGGCAAAGGACAGCCGTGGCCGCAGCAACGGCACACCATACCCCAGCGTTCGCAGCCTTAAGCGCTACCTGGGCAAGGATGTGAAAGAGCTGGCGCCCAAGAAGCGGGAAAAGGACATGGCACCACCGCCCTGGGCCAATGACTTCCTGATGTGCTGGCAACGGCCTGAAAAGCCGTCGGTACAGCATGCCTATCGTGAGTTCCTATCGAAATGGGATAGCGAAGAGGACGCACCCAGCATTCATGCAGTGCGCCGTTTCATCGGCAAGATGGGGCGGGTTGCCCAACAGCACGGTCGTATGGGTGCCCGAGAGCTGAAGAACGTCATGCCCTTTGTCCGCCGTGACTTCAGTCAGCTACTGCCGGGGGACATTTACAGCGCAGACGGTCACACCTTCGATGCCGAGGTGCAGCACCCCCTGCATGGCCGTCCTTTCCGGCCAGAGGTCACCACCTGGATCGATATCGCAACCCGCAAGGCTGTGGGCGTATCGGTCGCGCTGGCCGAGAGCGGCATAGCGGTACTGGATGCCTTGATCGACTCCTGCGGCAAAGCGGTACCGGCGGTGATCTATGTCGATAACGGCTCCGGTTACTGCAACGCCATGCTGAAGGATGAAGCAGTCGGCGTGATGGCACGTCTGGGTAGCACCATGACCCACTCGCTGCCCTACAACTCGCAGGCTCGCGGTGCGATTGAACGCATCCACCAGACGTTGTGGGTCGACGGCGCCAAGAGTCTGGCCGGTTACATGGGAGCCGACATGGACCGGGAAGCCCGCCACCAGCAGTTCAAACTGAGTCGCCAAGCCATGAAAGGTGGTCGTCAGACCCTGATGCCTTGGGAAGACTTCATGGACTGGGTACACGCTCGCATGGACTGGTACAACGACCGGCCCCATTCCAGCCTGCCGAAGCTGACGGATGCCAGCGGCAAACGCCGTCATGCCTCACCGAACGAAGTGTGGCAGCAGCACCTGGATAACGGGTGGGTACCGATGACACTGACCGGCGATGAAGCGGCTCAGATCTTCCGCCCGCGCGTGATCCGCAAGGCGCTGCGTGGCGAGATTCGAGTGTTCAACAACATCTATTTCAGCCAAGAGCTGACCGAGTGGCACGGCGAAGACGTGGCTGTGGCCTACGACCTCAACAACGCCGAACACATCTGGGTATTCGATCTGGAACATGACCGCCTGATCTGCCGTGCCGAGTGGAACGCCAACCGCACCGATTACATGCCGATGAGCGTTATCGAGCAGGCCCGAGAGAAACGCTACGAAGGCCGACTGCAACGTATCGAGAGCAAACGACAGGAGATCGAAGAGGAGCGCCGTGGCCGTCCGCTGCTGGAGCATGACGAGAGCATCAGCCTGGGCGCTTTGGGCAGCATAAACGGAGAGCTGATCCAGCATCAGCTGAAGAAGCGTGCCCAGCCAGAGCTTGTCAGTGCTGAGCCCTTGAGCCGATTTGAAGCCATGAGCCCAACAGAGCGATATGCCCTTCACTCTGCTTATGCACAGGGTAAACGGGAGATCCCCGCAGGTGATCAGCGCTGGTTCAAAACCTACGCCAAAACGGCTGAATACCGCTCATTTAAACGTCGAGAAGAAGAACTTGAGGAGTGGGGACCAGCGGCTGCAATCCGCTGACCCCCGATATCACGAGGAGTGACTGAGAAATGATGAATGACAACACCCAACCCGTCAACGGCGTTGCCGACACCGCAAACCTTGGTTTGTGTGATATCGCCCTGGAGCGGGCACTGGATCGCACCGGTAGCCTGCCTGGCATGGTCTGCATGTTTGGCCCCAGCGGCTTTGGCAAGTCGGTGGCTGCTACCCATGTGGCCTGCCGCCGCCGGGCCTACTACGTCCAGGCCAAGAGTGTGTGGACCAAGAAGCACACGCTGACGGCCATCCTGCATGAAATGGGGATGCAGCCGGCGAAGACCATCCCGGAGATGCTGGACCAAGCAGCGGCTGAGCTGGCCGTTAGCGGTCGCCCCCTGATCGTCGATGAGATGGACCACCTGGTGGAAAAGAACCTGGTCGAGTTGATCCGTGACCTCTACGAGACCAGCCAGGCCGCGATCCTGCTGATTGGCGAGGAACAGCTGCCCAACAAACTGAAAAAGTGGGAGCGCTTCCACGGTCGCATATTGAGCTGGGTACCGGCGCAACCGGTCACGCTGGAGGATGCGCGCAAACTATCCCCCTTGTACGCCCCTGAAATGGAACTGGCGGATGACCTGTTGCAGCACCTGGTGGAGATCTCGGGCGGAAGTGTTCGCCGAGTAGCCGTCAATTTGGAATTGATCCATGACACGGCAGGTCAGGCCGGAGTCGACTACTTCGATCGACACTCCTGGGGACGTCGTGAGCTGTATACCGGTGAAGCGCCGAAGCGGAGGCTCGCATGACAGCAGCGCAGCAGAAAACACACCGAAAGCCTGTGCAAATGGAGCTCGTAGGCGGCAAACCTGCCCGTCAACGAGTTTGGGAACAGATCCGGCTGCACCGTGAGCGGTTCCAGATCTACACCATTGCGCGACGAGCCGAAGCGGAGGATGAAACCGTGAAGACTTACCTCCAGTGCCTTGAGAAAGGCGGCTATGTGGTCAAGTTGACCGCCGAGAAGTTCGAATTTGCTGATTATCAGCTGGTCCGTGACACCGGCATAGAGGCGCCAAGGCTGACCCGCGATGGGCAACCTGTCACCCAAGGTATGGGGCAAGAGTCCATGTGGCGCTGCCTGCGCATGTTAGGAGCGATGGATGCTCGACAGCTGGCTATGCACGCATCCAGCTCTGGCTTTGAAGTCAAAGAGACTACCGCCCGCCGTTACGTTAAAGCACTGAAGCGAGCTGGTTACCTGCAAGTGGTACAGCCCTGTAACCGCCACCGGGGCAAGTTGGAAGTTATTCAACTCATTCCCCACATGAACAGCGGCCCACGCCCACCCCAGATCCAACGGGTGGGGGTGGTGTACGACCCCAACTGGAACAAAGTCATGCACGCTGATGAACCGGAGGAAATGCTGTGAATACCGTCGATATCAGCGCCTGGGGCGATAACCCGCCCGAGTTTATCCGAGTGCTGGCCAACCTGGTGAAAGAATCAGGCAGTAATGCTGCTGCAGCGCGTCGCCTGGGGATTAACCGGGCGAGCGTCAGCACCTTGTTGGCCAACAAGTACCCGGCCAGCACCGACAAAATGGCGCAGGCCATTATGGCCTGGTCCTCGCTGGTTGAGTGTCCGGTGTTGGGTGCCATTACCGGCGATCAGTGCCAAACAGAGCGCAACAAACCTTTTGTCGGCAGCAATCAGATGCGGATTCGTCTGTTTCGCGCCTGCCGCAGCTGCCCCCGTAACCCTGAATGTGGGAAGTCCCGTCATGGATAAGAACCTGCAAAACCAAACCGTTAGCGAGCACATGGCCAAAGCCAGCCTTGCCATGCGCACCCTGCAGGCACTGGGCCTGACCGTTTTGAACATCAGCGGGATCGGCGAACGCCCCCGCATCCAGATTATCCCCGGAGCAGGCTGCAACCAGCTGCATCCGGGCTACCGCCGCCGGCTGGTCAACGATGGCCGCCGCTATACCGAACGCGTGGCAGACGTATCCGGCTGC